CCGTTACTACTTGTTCCGCACCTACTGAGCTAATCTGTGCATTGCTTTGGGCAGGAGATGCGTTTTCAAAATTTTCTAGACTAGCAAGACTAACGACGCCAACATTCTCGATAGTCGCAGGAAGGGGATCAATATCAAAATCTAATTGTTTGTTTATTATTAAATTATCTACTGTTATATTTTTGGCTGACAAGCTTTCAAAACTTGTCTCCTGACTAATTTCAATGCTGCTGGATCCGATGTTTTCAACACTAAGAGTTGCTCCAGTCTCAATATCTTCCAAACCCCGTGGAGTAATATTAAAGCCGTTCTCGTTACTGCCTTGCGGTACGACACGTCCACCACCATCATTGGTAAAGAAATAAGTAAAGGCATTCTGAGGGCTAAGATCTTGCTGCGCAGATGGGATTGCCTTTGAATAATTAAGGAAGCCTGTGTACTCCCAAGCGTGAGCAAAAAGTCGCAGGGTGCTGGGGCGACGGAATTCAATCGCCCAATTACCTAGTCCGGTCGCAGCTCCGCCTGTTGGTGCGTTAGGAAAATCTACTCCGCTTGCCGTGTCACGAACCCTGCTGCTTTCTGCTTGTGGCACCAAGGCAGCGTCAGCGTCATCTGGATCGAATCCAAGGGCAACAAGGAATGCGTTGACACCTTTGTAGTCTGAAGAGCTTTTATAGGAATCGCCGTTGTAAACATCATCAAAATTAATTCCAAGAGTTTCACTGAAAGGTTCTTCATCCCTGTCGAAATCAATAATAATTAGCCTGCCTTCTTGGGTGATAGGATCTTCGGCGTCATAGTCGGACTCTGTGTGAACAAAAGTCTCAATCCAGAGGTTTGGATCAGGACTTGCAGACTCTGCGGTTAAATCGCGAGTTGAAATAAAATGCTTATTGTTTGCACGAACAACTGTAGCGGCTGGATAGAAACTTCCCTGAATGTAAAGCGTGCTAGGAGCAGAACGCCTGATTGTGAACTCAGCTGATCTTGTTACACCTGGATCTCTATGCTCTCCAGCATTGCTAACCGCAAAAGTTTGAGGTCCAGTAGCTGAAAGCCGAGTAGCAATACTTCCGCCAGTCCTGTCAGGATCGGTCTGGAGGATTGAATTACGCTGCGGCAGTCGAGCCGAGGATGTGTTGTTTGCAAGGATTGAAACCCTGCGTTCCGAAGGATTCCTTGTATCTACAAGACGACGAATATAAATTCGTTTCCCTAACAGCAAATTTACTCCTTGAGTGTCCGTAGTTGGATCATTACCTTGAAATGCCCCAGTAATATCGATTTCGTTAGCGGCAGAAGCTTCCCAGGCATTTGTCGCAAGCTCTGCATACCAAGGATCACCTAGGGGATTTTCAGCCCAGATAAAGGTTCCGCTTGCAAATGAATAACCATCATCAAGTAAAACCGCAGGAGTAGTAGAAGAAGTGCTGTCAACAGCAAGCTCATTAACAAGAGTAATTTTTGAATCAGTTACTTCACTGATTGTTCCAAGAAAAATTCTGCGAACATTGCCAGATTTTTCTCTAAGATCAAGAGGAACCTTGATGCCACTAACTGCCCAGTTACTGTCGGTAGGAAAAGCAAATGTTTTATATCCCTTGCTGTAAGCGGCGCACCCACCAAAAGAGCTATTACTATTAGTAATAGTAATTTCTCCGCCAGTATCGCAAAAATGATGAATTCCTTGTCCAATTGCAAAGACCGAAACTTCTTGGATAAATGCATCATTAATTGCACTAATATGACGGCTAAGACGAGCCGGATTCATCCTGACGTTATCAGGGTCAGCTGCAATATATTCTGTGTAGGTTGGCTGAACCCATTCACCGCCAACATAGATCTGCCAGCAGCTCATATCTTTCTGAAGGCTTACCCCAGTAAAATTGGCGCAAACCATTGACTTAAGGCCACCGACCTTGGCACCGTCAATAAATGCACCACCGAGTCCGTAGTTTGAACGGATGGAGACATTAAAGATATAAGGGCTTGCGCTATCAGTGCTGTCCCAAGCTTGAGTCGGAGTTTCACCGCGAACAATCGGGGCAACAATCTCAAATTCTGTCGTACGGGTGACTGTTAAATTGTTGGCAAGATCAGCGCTATCTCCTACAGCACTTAAAGTCTTTGCGTAAAAATCATCAAGCTCTGCTTCACTTGCAAAAGCAAAAGCATCGAGAAGATGATGGCTTCTTTCTTCACTGACTTTATCAAAGATAGAGAAACCGAAATAATATCCGGTTCCTGTCATCTTGAACATTGCTGTTCTGTCGCTATAGTTAGCAACACCGTCAGTTATGGTGACGACTTCATTGGCAACAGGAGGGACAAAATCAGGGCGAATTGAGGTTTTTCTAAGGTCAGCTGCACAAAGGCTTACGCCGCGAGGCAGAAGAACTCCACCAGTCACTGCAGGGTTGAATTCAATAAGCTCTGCAATGGTGGGATCTTTTGACATACCCCAACTTGCGATGTTGGTACTATCCGACCCTGGATTGTTGTAAAGCTTGTGAACACCAGTGCTTAGAACAATACTTACGCAATCAAGCTGCGCCTCACGACTTGTGAATGTGTACCAGTCTTTACTAGTAATAATCGCTGCTTCAATTACAGCTCTGTTGATCGTCTTGAATGGCCTTTGGGGCGTGAAGCCACAAGTCAACCGTTGCTTTTCAAGCCTTTTTACCTTGGATGCAAGGATTTCCGCTTCTGTTACGCCTTCTTCAAAGCTGTTATATGCACCACCAACGAATTCATCGCTGCCTGTATATGGGTTGACGTAAAGGGTAAATGGCGCATTTAGAGGATCAACCTGTGCTTCATCACCAGGAGACACTGCCGCGTTACCGGCAATCTGCTTCATGAGGTCATTCAGCGCTGCGATTTGCTGACGAAATTCTCCTTGAGTTGCGTTAATGTCACTCAGCGAACCGTCATCGCCAGCAAACTCCAGGTTTGACACGCTTCTTTGGCACTAGATGTTGATATGGTAGCAGGCTAATTCTTAAGACGCTACTTTTAGCTTGACTTCCGAAGTGGCGACAAAATCAGCAGTACCTGCGATAAGCTCACTAGCCCTTGTATTTAGCCTTGTATTCGTTAAAAGAATTTCGCACTCATAGTAAACGGATCCGTTAACTCTTGGAGCTTGTTCGTTGCGATTTTTGTATATGTAAAATCTTGCTTTTGTATTGCATTGATTTTGCGTTAGCAATACCAGTCTGAGCAACGATAAGCCGTCCTCTTCGTTGCTGACATTTTTGTTTTCCGCTAGGAACTGCAGGCTCCCTGCGCCTCTGACAAGTGACTTGATGTTTTCGCCAAAAGTCTCTCCAATGGCTGTTACATCAAGATTGCTTGCGTCAATACTAAGTATCCATTCTTCAAGGTCACATTGAAGCTTCCAGTCTCGATTTGCATCATCACAGAGCACGTCAAATCCAGCAGGCAAGCTGATTGCCGACTTCAGTGTCACCTCGGAGTCAAGCAGTGTCAAAGGCTTTATGGACGCAATGGCAGAGTTGATCGCCTGAACGTATGCCGGGTCGTCGTCATATTTAGTGATGATAAAATTGCCAGGCTTTACTCTAAGCAATGGCTTTTCGGTTCCACTGCCAGAATGACCAGCTGCTTCAGTTGTCCAAAATTTAATTCGGTCCAATAAGTCCCTGTTTATGAAACCATCGAACTGCTTAGTCAAACCAGTGTTGTTCTCGTTATTGTATTTACTAAAGTCTTGTTCAATTTCTTCATTGATTATCAAAGTGTCTTCATCTTGTTGTGTAACAATGTTGTCACCGCTTTGAGTAACTAGGAATTCAGCGTCTATCAATGCATGGTAAAAATCGGATCCGTCTGTCAAATCTCCTGTGTAAAACGCTAAAACAATTCCTGGAGCCCATATTGAGCCACGATAAAAGCCATGGCCATCAGGGCAATCAGCGTAACCATCGCCGTTAACATCAAATGGAACTCCGTCCTCGGCAGCAAGAATTACTCGATCACCAGACCAATACGCTTGATTCGCAAGCGAAATGCTCCCAACATTCAACCTGGCAGGCGTCAGCGCCATCGCATTGGGTATTTCCCTGCTAATTTCGAGGACGCCGCCGCTGCCTAAGACTGCCATTAGTAAGTACCAGTGGGCTTGCCGGTAAACGTGAACGAAACTGGAACGCTAACCAAATCTCCAACGCTTACGCTAGTGCCAGCCTGAGTGATCAGGGCATTCCCAGTAAGGGTTCCATCTGTTGTAGAAGTATCGAGAACGATCGAGATACTATTGGTGTTTGAAGTATCGGCAAGGAGTCGGTTAATGATGGCTCTGGTTGCTGTATCGGCAGAGTCGTAGAGCAAGGTTCCGCTACCCGTTGTTCCCCGAATTCCGTACGCATAGGTACGGTCAAGATCTCCGATGCCCGTAGTTTCAAGGGCATCTCTGGCGAAGGTAACCGAGACATCACGAACTTTCGCGATAGCAACCCCATCAAGTCGAAGTTCAGCAGTAGCGCCTGTTTTTACAGCCATGGTCCGAATCTTTTAACTCATTCTAAGCTCAGCGGTGAGACTTACCCTTACATTCGACAATCCTGGTGCAATACTTTCAACCTGAGGTGGCGATCCCTCGGTGAAGCACCAGATCAGTCCAGCGCCAGTAGCACTGGAATCCAACCATGAACTAAGCGTCCCGTCTGCACCGTTGAATATTATGTCTGGCAGCGTAAGACTATCGACAGAACCCTTCGCGCTGTTGTAAGCGCTAAGAATCGCAGAAGTATTAGTGTCATTAATGTTATTAAACTGCAAATTCAATGTTGCGCGACTTGGCCTGCTGCCCCATAACCTCCGAGTAACTACACCAGACTGTGATGTCTCAGTAGTTGTCTGCCAAGCTGGTGCGACAAAACTGCGGCTAGTTGGTTGAATCCCAGGGAATGCAGTAACCATCAGCCTTCAATCACCCAATTGCTAGCAGTATCAAAACCATCAGCCACTTGCAAAACTCCAGAACTGTTCACTGGCATGTGCAGTGCTTCTATTGTAAATGTCCCGTCATCGGTTGGCGAAATTCGCTCAATCTGGTAAACCCGGATCTGTGTGCTCGGTAGTTTGACTGTAAAAACGACACCAACTGGTGAAGCTGTCTTGCCACCGCTGCTAACGTTTAATGTCGCGTCAGCAGGAGGTGTGCCTTCGGTTCCGTCCCAAGCCACCACGTTGTAAGTGCCGTCCACAAGAGCTTTTGTGCTCACAAGTGCGCCCTCGGGTGTTACGACACCATTGTTGAACTCGTCATACTCGGTTTCGTCCATCGCAACTTTGATGTAGTCGCCTGGAGCAAGGCTTGAGACCACGGCGTCATGCGTGGTCGCGAAAGAAATCGTATGCGTTGGAATGCGGCGCATACGAATCAGGAACTTCGCTGCATCAATAGCGTGCTCTCTGCTTGTGCAGAAATCACTCACATCAACTTGTTCTGTTGGATCGGTCTCAGACGCTTCAGGTACATCCTCACGCACCAAGACTTCACGCACGACAGGAAAAAGCCCAGGGCTATTCAAGTCGGTTGATGGGCGCTCCTCGCGATACTTGACTGAGATTTGGATTGGATCACGATCTTCTGGATCGAAGTATTGGAGCTGGAAGCTATCTTCCGCAATATTTCCAGCGGTAAAGAGCCCAGCGATTGGCGCAGTTACCTGCAAGCTTGAACCGCTGATGGGCAGAGCAGTATTTAGAAAATACTTGCCATCAGATTCTCCAAATTGCAGCAGGTGCGTTGCGGACAAATCAGCAGCAAATTGGCGGATATTAATTGGCTCGGCAATAGCAGCATCATAGAAATACTTGCGATCTTGGCACCACTGGGCTGCAGCGGTAAACGATGCCTCGTCGATCATGTCAGCCTTAATAAACGAACCAGCGCCATATCTAGTGTTGGTCAGCAGGTCGTAAAGCACCTCGGGGAAAAGATGAGTTGCACCAGTAGTTCCACCAGAAAGAGGCAGTAAATTGCATACCTTGCCTCCTGTCACGTAAGTGGAGAACTGCGCAAACTGCTGGAACTCTGCTGATGAACGAATATTGATGCCCACCAAAGCCAAGTCGTCATACAAAGGCGCAGTTGTGTTTGGCACAATCTCGTTCACATAAACGATTTCGTGCTCGGGGCCTGAGTCTGCTGAACTTGCGATTTCTGAATAGACAAAAGCCTCTGCTAGCTTTCCGTAATTATCAATATAATTTCCCGCACCAGCAGCAACCCCAGTTCCTGTACCAGCCCCCGTCGCAATAAAGGTAGTACCGATATTGTTGTCAGCAGAGCCGATCAGCGTAAAATCAGTTGTCCCAACGGAGACAATAATGTACTTTAATCCAGTGACAAAAGAGCCCGCAGTTACGTTAATTCTGTCAACTTCATCCAATCCATCGTAGTTCTTGGTATCGGGAGCCCCTCCTCCAGAGCCCACTACCTGAGTGTATGTATATCTTAGGTTTAGCTTTGGATCCGCTTCGCCAATCGCAATTTTGAACTTATCAATAGAAAGAGGAACCGACTCACCGTTGAAAACTACAGTCACCCCGTTTTCGGAGATAGGAGTTATAAGCGCAGACTTAGCATCTAAAACATAAAGGGTGGCATTGGTGCCGTAAAATTGATTGCGTATTTCAAACCCAGAAAGCGGATCAAACTGAAACTCTCTTTGCTTCACATCAGAAAACTCAAGTCGAATATAATTAAAAACAGATTGCTGAGTCTCGCTGCGAACTCCATAAGCGTTATCAAGTACAGTCCAAACAGAATCTCCAATCTCCCTGTATCTAATTTTGAAAAAAGAATATCTTTCGACGGGTGAAGTTATTACGCCACTTTGGTAAAATTTATTAACAATATCGTCTGCGTCTGCATTTGCTTGAGCCTCGCAAAAATTTTCATCAGCATACTTATAAGTCTTGGTATCCCTGAAGTTGCAAATACCATTAAGCCTAATTCCAAGATTGGATTTGAGGCCAATTTCAACCACCGAGCAGGGACGGGAATTGGATATATTTGCCCTTGCGTAACGTAAAAGGTGTCCGCCTGTTGTTGCTTTTTCACGAAGACCTCCGTCTCCACCTTTATCTCTAAGCTGCGCACTTGAGTAACATTTAACACTGCCAGGTTCTACTGAAGTGAAGGTTGCCGTAATGGATACGCCTGTATTGGTATCG